GTTTAAGAAAGCGGCCTGCTTCCTCCCTAGGGAGGTAGTGGACGCTCTCTGCGACCTGGCAGTGCGCGAGCCCAAGAACGGTTTCGCCTTCTCCCGACTCTCGCGCGCGCTTCCGACGCCCCCGACAAGGGAGGCGGTCGTCCACTTGCAGCGTGCCAAGGAGATGGCGAGCACGAGGTATCCCACATCGGCTGCCGCTCTGGATAGTCTCCGGAGTTTCGTCGCCCTTGCACCCGGTACCGGGTGGGGCAACGGCAAACTCCGCCATCCAAAGCGGCTTCCCTCCTCCAGCTCCTCCTGCCTCGAGTGGCCTGCCTCTCGAGGTGGGATCGACGGATATCTCGAAGACCTTGGACATGCGTGCGAGGCCCGGGGTGACACCCAGGCCATGTACCACACATGGGCGGGGGATTCCCTGGGCGCCTTCTGTTTGTCGAAGGCCAGGGTCGTCCTCCGCCCATGCCAAGGGGTCTCCGAGGATATGCGGGAATCTTATCGCGCAGCGGGCGTGCTGTACCTCAGGTCTCAGGGGAAACCCTTTGGCATGAAGGCATGCGCGCTGCGGGGAACCGGCTACAAAGTTCGGGTGGTTGGCACGCCCGACTGTCTGACCTTTGTAGAAGGTTCCTGGGTTCGCTCTTCTCTGCGCCGGTTGGCCCCTGGCCACTGGCGTATCGAAGAGGGCGAACCCCACAAGATTCCCAACGGCATGTACCACAAAGCGGGAAGGCGCTTCGCCAGCTTGGACTTGTCCAAGGCGACTGACGGGCTTTCCCACGATGCGGTGCATGCCGCCGTCGAGGCTCTCTGTGCGCGTGGTTTGATCCGGCCAACGGACCTTACCATGGCTAAGAGAAGCCTGGGGCTGGAGCGAGGAGCGTTCTGGAGCTTCCCTGACCTCGGTGACGAAGTCGGGGAAGGAACGTTCCTCAGAGGGAGTCCGATGGGCACTCCTCTCAGCTTCGTCGTCCTCTCCTGGGTAAACGCCTGGGCCACCAGTGCGTTTGAGAGGTCGCTTCACCACGGCGACGATGCGGTCGGCCGTTACAGGGTCAAGGCGGGAGTCTCGTTCGAGCTCACCGACCTTGGTCTGTACGGCACCCGCATTGCCTCCGTCGGAGCGGCTCTCAACAGGGCGAAGACATTCCTCGCGGACCACTCGTGGACCGCGTGCGAACGTCTCGCCCTGCCGGGAGAGGATGACGAAGGAATGGTTGTCTTCAAACCTCCCTCCATCCCGGATCCGGCCTTGCGGACTCCGGTCGTTGCGGACATGCACCTTGAACCGGTGTACATGAACCGTATGGAGAGAGTGATGAAGACCCGCTTCCCGTGGCTCTGCCGTGACCCTCGCCTCCACCTTCCGGTGTCGGTGGGGGGGCTCGGCTACACGGGCCGCGGTCTTGCTTGCAGCGTTGCCGTGCGCACACGTCTCGCGCGCCTCGTCTCCACCCACGTGGATGACGGGGGCGTCGAAGGCGTCGCGCTGGCGTTGCTGAGCAAGAAACCATTCCGAGAGGAGGGCCTCTTCCCACGACCTTTCGAGCGGGTTCTCAACCCCAAGTCCTTCTGGAAGGCAACCAAGGCTGTAGAGCCATGGTTCCAGAAGCCTGACCAGGGTGGGGAGACCGCACCTCTTGAAGCGGTACTCGCCTTCAAGTCCTGCCTCATCGAAGATGAGGTGAGGCTCGCTGAAGGGAGCACGTTCAAGAGGAGGAAGGTCGTGAGAAGACCAGAGAGGACCAAAATGTCCAGTGTGTTCAAGCACAAGCCTGCAGGCGTCGTGCGCATCCGTCCACTCTCTCGAGCGAACGGCTGTGCCGCCCTGGACAGGTTTGTGGAGCGTCTCAAGGGACGCCAGATCACACTGGACAACGACATCGTCGCTGAAATCCGGGAGAAGCGATGTCACGCATGTTGCGCAACACCTACAAACGCCTCCCGGCGTTCGTAAAGAGCCTACAGCGTAGCAGAGCCGCGCGCCCCTCCAAGGAGGCACGCGCGTCTCGGCATCGCGGCGGCGTATCGTCGCCACTTCAACAGGTCTGGACAACCTGTTGGAGCGGTTTGGTCCTCTCTGGCTGGGATAACCTCGTGGTAGCTTGGCGTCTGCGCTCCTGGGTAGACCGCACAGTCCCCTCGCGGGGGCTTGCGTTCACTTGCAAGGAGCTCAAGACGCTTTGCTACAACGTTCGTGGGCACGCCCTGCACTCCAAGAGGTTTAAGAAAGCGGCCTGCTTCCTCCCTAGGGAGGTAGTGGACGCTCTCTGCGACCTGGCAGTGCGCGAGCCCAAGAACGGTTTCGCCTTCTCCCGACTCTCGCGCGCGCTTCCGACGCCCCC